CAGAAGAGCCGCGAGCTTGACGAGCTGCTCCAGAAGAGCCGCGAGCTTGACGAGCTGCTCCAGAAGAGCCGCGAGCTTGACGAGCTGCTCGCGCGACCCTGGGGAAACGAGATGGCGGACGAGAGCAACCTGAAACTTTCCGGCGAGGTCTCCGGCATTCTCGGCGGCTCCCTGAAGGGCGTTCTCGCCGACGTCCGGAAGGCGGTCGACGAGGTCCGCCTCGAGATCGCGGGCGCGGCGAGCGAGCTAGTCGAGGAGGTCAAGACCGGGAAGCAGATCGCGCGCGCGCTCCGGACCGAAGCTGCTAACGTCCGGACGGAGTACGCGACGATTCTCGGTAACGCGCCGCCGGCCGAAGGGGAAAAGGGATGAGCGACCCGGTCACGTTCAGCTTCTCGGAGTGGACGACGATGTTCCCGGAGTTCGCGGCGACGAACCCGACGACCGCTCAGACGTGGTTCGACCGCGCGGCGTTTCTCTGCGGAAACCAGACGACGAACCCGCTCTACTGCGTGACGAACATGCTGAAGAACGCGATCTACCTCCTGACCGCGCATATCGCATGGCTCAACGCCCCGCGCGACGCGACCGGGGTGCCGGCGGCGAGCGGCCAGCCCGCTCCGCCGATCGTCGGGCGGATCAACTCCGCGAGCGAGGGCTCCGTCTCTCTCGGCGCCGACATGGGCAATGCCGACTCCGGCTCGCCGTCGCAAGCCTGGTACATGCAGACGAAGTACGGCGCGGAGTATTGGGCGGTTACGGCCTGCGTCCGGACGGCGAACTACGTCCCGAACGCCGCCTACGTCGCAAACCTCTACAACCGGCGCCGGCCGGGAATCTACTGACCGATGGGCGCGCTCGGAAAGAAGCTCCGGAGCGCGCGCGGGAGCGACGGGAGCCGAACGCTCCTGCACTGGTGTCCGGCCTGCGGGGGACCGCACGGGATCAGGGTCGAGGGGCCCGCCCCGACCTGGCGCTTCTCCGGAACTTACGAGGCGCCGAGCTTCGAGCCGTCGATCCTGTGCTTCACCAACAACATCAAGAACGAGATCGGGCGCCCGCTCCCGAAACCGGTCCGCCGGACGCTCTGTCACTACTTCATCCGGCTTGGCGTAGAGCTCAAAACCCGCGGCGCGAACCTCGACGACGCGAAGAGCTACATCGACTTTTGCGCCGACTCGCCGCACGCGCTCCGCGGGAAGATTGTCGAGCTGCCGGACTGGCCCTATGCTCCGGGCGAGTTCGGCGGGATCGAGGAATAGGACCGATGGCGGTCAAGGGCGGCGACAAGTTTGAGCGGTATATGGAAGGGATGCGCGAGCGGCTAAACCGCGCAGGTTCGCAGGTTCGCGTCGGCTTTCTCTCCCGCGCGAAGTATCCCGACGGGAAGCCGGTCGCGATGATCGCGGCGATCCAGAATTGGGGAGCCCCCCGCGCCGGAATCCCGCCGCGGCCGTTCTTCTCGAACATGATCGCCGCGAAGGGGCCAGAGTGGCCGGCGGCGATCGCGACGCAGCTCCGCCTGACCGACTACGACCGGCGCGCGACGCTTCTCCGCGTCGGCGAGGGCGTCGCGGGACAACTACGGCAGTCCGTGATAGACACCAACCGGCCCCCGCTCGCCGAATCGACGATCGCGCGCAAGGGGTTCTCGAAGCCGCTGGTCGAGACCGGGCATATGCTCAACTCGATCGACTACGAGATCGTCGAGTAAACGACGCAAACCCGCCCGCGTACCTTGGGCCACAGGAGAGACGAACATGACGCGCAAAACCCTCTGGTCCAGCGAGCAGGGCGACGTCCCGGCGAACCTGGCGTTCGTGAACAACTTCTCGGCGACCGCGAACCCGGCCGTCACCGACGACTCGGGCGATGGCTACTCGGTCGGCTCGATCTGGGTGAACGTCACGCTCGACATCGCCTATATCTGCACCGATGCGACCGAAGGCGCGGCCGTGTGGGCCCCGATCAACGAGGGCGGCTCGGCGCCGGGCCAGGTCCAGGCCCCGGCCGCGACGACCGCGACCGGGACCGGTGGCGCGGCGCGCATCCGCGGCGGCACCGGTGGCACGACCTTCGGCGCGGGCGGCACGAGCTCAAACGTCGGCGGTGCCGCGACGGCGGCTAACTCCGCGGGCGGCGCGGCCGACACGACCGGCGGCGCGGGCTCCGGCTCTGCGGCCGGCGGCGTCGGCAAGACCGTCGGCGGCCAGGGCGGCGCGACCGGCGCGGGCGGTGCCGCTCAACTAACCGGTGGCGCCGGTGGCGCGACCAGCGGGTCGGGCGGCCGGGCGGAAGTCGTAGGCGGCGCCGGCACGGCCGGCAACGCGCGCGGCGGCGACGTTCTCGTTCAGGGTGGCGACGCGCACGGCTCCGGTATCGACGGCGTCATTCTCGAACGGAGCTTTAAGCTGGCGCCCCAAGGCGCTCCGGCGGCGGCGACGGTCCCGGCGACCCTGACGGCCGCGAACCTGATGGCCGGGATCATCACGGTTAATCAGGGCGGTGCCGGCGCGTCCGCGCAGCAGCTCCCGACCGCGACCGATCTCGACACCGCGATCCCGTCGGCGGCGGCCGGTGACGCGTTCGACTTCTCGGTTATCAACATTTCGACGGTCGACGCCGAGGACGCGTCGCTGACGACTAACACCGGATGGACGCTCGTCGGCTCGATGGACGTCCCGGCCTACTCGGCCGCCGGGAGCCTGAACTCGTCCGGCCGGTTCCGCGCCCGCAAGACCGGGGCGGCGGCTTGGACGCTCTACCGGCTCTCCTGACGCTAGAACGCCCCGCGCCGGCCTAGCGGCTGGCCGGGGCAGGCTTTCCGGACGGGGCGGCTATGAACCTTCACGGCATCGTTGCCCCGCTCGTCGGGGCCGTAAACCCGCTGATCCCGGTCACGATCCGGCGCTCGACCGGGCCGGGATCGCCGTCGGTCGACGGGGTCTACGATCCGACCTTCGCGACCCCCGGGGCCTTCACCGGCTCGATCAACGACGACGTCCTGACGGTCTCGGCCGTCGCGAGCGGCTCTCTCGCGCCCGGGCAGACGATCTCCGGGACCGGGGTAGTATCGGGGACGGAGGTCGTCGAACAGCTCTCCGGGACCGCCGGTGGCCCGGGAACGTACCGTCTAAACCGGTCCCAGGCCGACGTCGCGAGCGAGGCGATGACGAGCGCCTACGTCATGCTCGCGCAGGTTCAGCCGATGACCTGGCGGGACCTTCAGCAGACCGACGGCTTGAACCTGAGCGGCACCCGGCGGAAGATTTATCTCTTCGGCTCCGTCGACTCGGTCAACCGCGTTACGCAGGGCGGTGGCGACCTGATAACGATCGCGACCGGAGGACCGAATGACGGGGTCTGGCTCGTCGCGCAGGTTCTCGAACAGTTCCCCGATTGGGTCTCCGCGGCGTGCACGCTTCAGAACGAGGGTTGAAAGATGAAAACCGAAACGCAAATCAAGTTGATTAAGGCCGGGCTCTTCGCCCTGCTGATCCTGCTCTTCGCGGTCTCGTCGATCACGGCGCGCGCGCAGACGATCCCGGGCCAGCGGACCGCTCCGCTCGGCTACTGCCAGCTCTCGGCGTCGCAGCTCGCCGCGTCGATCGGCCTGGCGTCGTGCGTCCGCGCGAGCTTCACCGGGACCGGGTCGGGAACGAACCTGACGACGACGTCGGTGACGGGCGTCATCAAGGTCGGCGACACCGTCACCGGCACGGGCGTCCCGGCCGGGACGACGATCATCTCTCAAACCTCCGGGACGACCGGTGGCGCCGGGGTCTACGTCACGTCGGCCGCGACGACGTCGTCGAGCGCGAGCCTGACGAGCGGCGGAATCCCGACGGGCGCGCAGATGGTCTTCCTTCAGGCCGAGACCGCGAACGTCCGCTACCGCGACGACGGCGGGGCGCCGACGGCGTCGATCGGCAACCTCGTCGTGGCGGGCGCCGGTGGGCAGATACTCTACGGCGGGACGTTCTCCGCGCTCCGCTTTATCGCGGCGTCCGGCTCCCCGCTCCTGAACATCGCGTTCTACCGATGACGCCGAGCCCGACTCAGGAGACGATCATCGGCGCGCTCCGGACGTTCCTGCTCTCGATCCTCGAGACGGACCAGTCGTGGGTCGTCGCGCGCGCTCTCCTGAACCGGGTCTCCGAGCCGACCGCCGACAACTTCGTCCTGATGACGCCGCTCCGGATGGAGCGAATCGAGACGAACGTCGACACCTTCACCGACCTCGCCTTCACGGGCTCGATCGCCGGGACCGCGATGACCGTTACCGCGCTCGACCCGCTCTTCGACGCGGAGATCGAGGTCGGCCTAACCGTCTTCGGGACCGGCGTTACGGCGAACACGAAGATCCTCGCGCAAGTCTCCGGGACGCCCGGGGGGATCGGGGTCTACACGGTCAGTCAGTCGCAAAATATCTCTTCGCGGACGCTCTCCGCGGGGACGCAGCAAATCCAGCAGGCCATTAAAATGGCCGTTCAGCTCGACTTTCACTCGAAGGCGCCGCGGATCGCCGGGGACGCCGCGGTCACGTTCTCGACGCTCTTCCGCGACGCCTACGCGGTCGAGAGCTTCGAGGCTCAATCGCCCGCGACCGGCGTCGTCCCGCTCTACTGCGAGGACCCGAAGCTCGTCACCTTTACCCAGGACCAGCAGCAGTACGAAGAGCGGTGGGTGGTCGAGACTTTGCTGCAAGCGAATGTCGTGGTATCGGTCCCGCAGCAGTTCGCGGCCGGCGCGACGGTCGATCTCGTCTCCGTAGACGCCGAATATCCACCGACGTAGGGGGTTTCCGAAAATGTCCACGATCCCGGCCTCTCTGTTCGTTCAGGTGACCCCGAGCGTTCTCCCCGCCGGCGGTGCCGCGGTAGACGCGAACTGCGTCGTGGTGACCGAGAACACCCGCGTCCCGATCGACGCGGTCTACAGCTTCGCGAGCGCCGCGGCCGTCGCGGCGTTCTTCGGCGACGGCTCGACGGAGGCCCGGATCGCTGGCGGCGGGACCGATCTCGGCGGCGGCTACTTCGCGGGCTTCAACAATTCGAGCGCGCTCCCGGGCGCGCTTCTCTTCGCGCAGTGGAACAAGGAAGACGTCCCCGGCTACGTCCGCGGCGGCGACGCCGGGGCGGCGCTCACGCTCGCGCAGCTTCAGGCCATCACGGGCGCGCTCGCCGTCGTCGTCGACGGCATCTCGCGCGACTACGCCTCGATCGACCTCTCCGGCGCGTCGAGCTTCTCCGCCGCCGCCGGCCTGATCGAGACGGCTCTGAACGCCGACCTGACGACGATAGCGAGCATCACGGCGTCGATCGCCGGGACGACGCTCACGGTCTCCGCCGTCGGCTCCGGTACGCTCGCCCCGGGCCAGCTCGTCGAGGGCACGGGCGTCGACGCCGGGCTCTACATCCTCTCGCAGTTGACCGGCACGACCGGCGGCGTCGGGACGTACCAACTCTCCGGGACCGACACGGTCGGGAGCGAGGCCATGACGACGACGGGAGTCGACCTGGCCGTCACGTACGACTCGCAGTCGGGCGGCTTCGTCATCACGTCCGGGATCGACGGCGATCTCGGCACCGTCGCCTTCCCGTCCGGCGCGGGCGCGACCTCGCTCCTGCTCACCCAGGCGACCGGTGCGGTGCTTTCGCAGGGCGCCGACGCGAGGACCCCGGCCGAGGCGATGGACGCCGTCGTCGAGCAGACGACGAACTGGGTCACGTACCTGAACGCGACCAACCCGGACGCCTCCGGGAACACGAACAAGCTCGCGTTCGCGGCGTGGAAGAACGGGACGCCGAACCGCTACGCGTATATCTGTTGGGACACCGACGCGCTCGCGCGCTCGACCCCGCCGCAGGCGACTACGCTCGGCTACCTGCTCGACGCGAACGACGACTCCGGCACCTTCCTGATCTCGGAGTTGACCGATCTCAACCAGGCCGCGTTCGTCGCCGGCGTCGCGGCCTCGATCGACTTCGAGGAAACGAACGGGCGGACCGACTTCGCCTTCCGAAGCCAGAGCGGGCTCGTCTCCGACGTGACGACGGAGACCGCGGCGGTCAACCTCTGCGGCTCGCCGCAGGGCGACGACTTCGGGAACAACTACAACTACTACGGCGCGGTCGGCGCAGCGACGACGGAGTTCAACTGGCTCCAGCGCGGGATCGTGACCGGCGACTTCCGCTGGTTCGACAGCTACGTCAACCAGATCGTGATGAACAACGCGTTCCAACTCGCGCTGCTCGAACTTCAGAACAACGCGAAGTCGATCCCCTACACGGTCTCTGGCTACAACCTGGTCGAGACCGCGCTCGCGGACCCGATCGCGCAATTCCTCCGCTTCGGCGCCTTCGCGCCGGGCGACATCACGAACGCGCAGAAGGTCGCGGTGAACACGGCGGCCGGCATCAACATCGCGGAGACGCTTCAGACGCAGGGCTACTACCTGCAAGTCAGCGCCGCGAGCGGGGCGCAGCGATCCGGCCGGACGTCGCCGCCGATCAAGTTCTGGTATCTCGACCGCGGGTCGATCCAGGCGATTTCGCTCGACAGCATCGCGCTGCAGTAAGGGGAGCTACACGATGGGTTCGATAACCAGCGCAAACGCGGTACTGACGCTCTCGATCTTTCCGCTCTTCCCGATCCCGCAGCAGCTTCAGGGCTTCGGGACCGACGACATCTACGACATCCCGCGCATCCGCTCGGTCGAGACGATGATGGGCGTAGACGGGGTTCTCTCCGGCGGCTTCGTCTTCACGGCGATCCCGCAGGAGATCACGCTTCAGGCCGACTCGGCGTCGAACCGCATCTTCGATACGTGGTGGACGCAGATGCAGGCCGCGAAGGAAACGTACATCGCCATGGGCTCGATGCAGCTCCCCGGCGTCCGGACGAAGTTCGTTCAGTCGCAGGGGTATCTCACCGGCTACTCCCCGGCGCCCGCCGGCAAGCGCGTCCTTCAGGCCCGGCGGTACGAGATCACTTGGCAGAGCGTCATCCCGGCGCCGACTTGATCCGATGCCGACCTTCAAGTGCCCGCGGTGCGCCGAAGAGCACGAGACGATCCTAGCGTGCCCCTACGTCAAGGCCGTCGAGTTCGCCGACGGCTACGCGTTCGGCTCCGAAGGCCCCGCGCTCATCGCCCGTGTTGAGTTCCTGACGCCGCGCGACTATGGTCCGGTCGCCGGGGGAGAAAAGTCCCCGGAGCCGGCCGAGACGGAAAACTATCTGAAGCTCGGCCGCTAACCCGGGAGGGGGCGGAGTTGCGCAAGACCAAGATCGTTCAGGTCCCGAAGTTCTCGCAGGGCGACAACCGGGACATAAACAAGACCTTCCTGATAACGGAGTGGCCGGCGGCGCGAGCGGACCGGTGGATTCAGGAGCTTATGCTCGCGGCGAACCGCGGCGCGGGCGAGATACCGATGGACCTCCGGGGGATCGGTTGGGAGGGGATCGCCGTGATGGGGATCAACACCTTCCTGCGCGGCTCCGGCGACGGTCCCCGGATGATCGAGCTTGGCGAGCAGCTGCTCGAATGCGTCAAGATCATCCGCGACCCGAAGCACCCGGACGTCGCGACGGAGATCGTCGTCGACGACGACGTTCAGGAGATCGTCACCCGGTGGTGGCTGCGCGACCAGGTGGTCAGCGTGCACGTAAATTTTTCGCCACTCGACGCCCTCTCCCGGCTTATGTCCTCGATCATGCGGCAGGCTCCGGAGCCGTCGCCGGCGCCGACCTCGAAGACTACCCGAACGTCCCGCCGCGAATCGGCTACCTCGTCTCCCGGCACCCGGAGTTGATCGGGCCGCTGAGCGCGACGCTCGGGCTGGAGGATCTCTACGATCTGATTGAGATCGCGGCCGTCGACGCCTACAATGACGCCGTCATGGAGCGGCTCCGGCCGCGCGACTAACGCGGGGGGCGAGCATGGTCGTCGATGAGTTGCTCGTCGTTCTCGGGCTCGACGCGCGGCAGTTCAACGAAGAGCAGCGGCGCGCTATCGAAAGTTTCCGGAAGACGCAGCAGGCGGCCGACGAGTTCTCGAAGAACGTCGAGCGGAACGGGGCGAAGCTCTCGGAGGTCTTCCGGGTCCTGCGCGGGGGCGCGCTCGGGATCATGGGCGCCTTCGTCGGGAGCGAGGTCGCGGGCTACATCAACCACATGGCAAACATGGACGCCGCGACCGGCCGCTTCGCGAAGACGATCGGGACGGCGGTCGAGAACCTCTCGACGTGGCAGAACATGATCCGGATGCGCGGCGGCGACGCGGGGGCCGCGACGTCGGTGCTCTCCGGCCTGCAGCAGCAGATCGAGAGCGTCCGGCAGGGGAGCGGGATGTTCGAAGGAGGCTTCGCGACGCTGCTCAACCGCTCCGGCGCGACGCTCCGGGACGACGCCGACACGACCCTGAGAAAGATCAGGGGCTACATCGCGGGCGAGATGGGCGCCGGCCGGATGAGCGCGCCGGAAGCCGCGACCTGGCTCCGCCGCGTCCCCGGGATGAACGAGGACATGCTCTCGATGCTCTCGCTCTCGACGGCGCAGTTCAACGCGCTCGCCGACGCGGCGAAGAAGGCCGGGACCGCGAACGAGGACAGCGCGAAGGCGGGCCAGCTTCTCACCCAGGCGTTTACGAACATCGTGCTTGTCATCGAGAACGGGGTCCGGAAGCTGACGCCGCTCTTCGAGCTTCTGACGAAGCCGCTCGACAAGCTCGGCTTCGGCGATGTCAAGAGCGCCGGGAAGTCGATCCTCGACATCGACCGCGCGACCGGGATGCAGGTCGGCGAGCTTCCGGGGACGCGCGCCGTCCGCGAGTGGCTCTTCGGCCCCGACAAGAAGAAGGCCGACGGCGGCGATATGGACGCCTATAAGGCGGCGATCGCGATGATCGAGTCTCGCGGCTCCGGCGGCTACTCCGCGATCGGACCGGTGACGCGGACGGGGGATCGCGCCTACGGAAAGTATCAGGTGATGGGCGCGAACATCCCGGAGTGGTCGAAGGACGCGACCGGCCGCTCGATGACCCCGGCCGAGTTCCTGGCGAGCCCGGAGACGCAGGAGGCGGTCTTCAAGAAGCAGTTCGGGAAGTACGTCGAGAAGTACGGCGCGAGCGGCGCGGCGGCGGCGTGGTTCGCGGGTGAGAAGGGGATGAGCAACCCGAACGCGCGCGACGCGGTCGGGACGAGCGTCTCCGGCTACGTCTCGCAGTTCAACCGCAACCTCGGCGGCGCGGCCGCAGCCGCGGGCCGCGCGAGCGACGGGGCGCGCGGCGGGGGCGATATCAAGTCCGACGTCTCGATCAACAACATCAACATCAACGCGCCGAACGCGACGGACGCGGAGGGCATCTCGAAGGAGATCGGCCCGGCGATCAAGCGGTCGTCGATCGCGGCGCCCGCCAACTACGGATTGGTCTGATGCCGAACATCCCGAACATCCCGAACGTCCCGGGCGTCCCGCCGCTTTCGAGCTACTCGGCGAACAACATCGCGCTTCTCGTCGCCGACGTCGCGACGGCGCTTAACAGTCTCTTCGGCTCGCAGTGGGGAATCTATCTCAACGGGCTGCAGGCGTTCGACTATCAGTCGATCGTCGACTTCGACTACAAGCAGGACTGGCCGACGGCCGACTACCCGATCGAGGAAGGCGGGTTTCAGAGCTACGACAAGGTCGAGCTTCCGTTCGACGTCAAAGTCCGGGTCGTCTCCGGCGGGTCGGAGAGCGACCGGCAGTCCCTGCTCGACAGCGTCCATGCCGCGGCCGGGACGCTCGATCTCTTCGACGTCGTGACGCCAGAGAAGACGTATACGGGCTGCAACATCAGCCACGTCGACTACAAGCGGAGCGCGGGAAGCGGCGTCGGCATGATTATGATCGACATTTGGTTCATCGAGATCAGGGAGAGCGCGACCGCGAACTTCGCGAACACGCAGAGCCCGGTCAACGCCGGCCAGGTCAACACCGGTAACGTCTCGCCGCAGGCGCCGTCGCAGGAGATCGACAAGAACTTCGACAACGGGACGTGGAGGCTTCAATGACGCGCCAGATCGTCCCGCTTCAGGCGGTCCCGAACCAGACCCTTCAGGTTCAGCTCGACGGCCAGCCCTGCATCATAAACCTGTATCAGACCGCGTACGCGCTCTTCATCGACCTCTACGTCGGGAACAGCCTGATCGCGTGCGGCGTGATCTGCGAGAACCTGAACCGGATCGTCCGCTCCGCCTATCGTGGCTTCGTCGGCGATCTCGCGTTCGTCGACACGCAGGGCTCGACCGACCCGGTCTACACGGGGCTAGGCTCGCGCTATCAGCTCCTCTACTTCGACGAGAACGCGCTCTCGAACGACGTCGAGGAAGAGCCGTGAGCGGGAAGCGCGTCGTCATCACCGGCGGGACCTTCGAGGAACCGGCGCCGCAGCCGGGCTTCCGGAGCCGGCGGAGCTACGTTCAGCGCCAACTCGAAGTCACCGTGCAGCTCGCGGCGAGCCAGGCGACCGGCCAGCCGATCACGTTCGCCGGGACGGCCGGGTCCGACACGGTCACGCTCTCCGGCTTCCGGACGCGCGTCCGGATCGAGAACTCCGGCGCCCCGGCGGGATCGCGCGCCTCGATCTCCGTCTTCGGTATGCCGAACGATCTCGTCAATCAGCTCTCGACGCTCGGAATGATCTTCAACTCCGTTCAGCGGAACATCGTCACGGTCTCGGCCGGGGACTCGGAGAGCGGCATGTCCCCCGTCTTCGCCGGCGTCGCGGGGCTCGCCTTCGGGGACTTCAATCAGTCGCCGAAGGTCCCGTTCCGCTTCGAGTGCCAGACCGGGCTCTTCGAGAGCGTGATGCCGGCCGCGGCGTCGAGCTTCCCGCAGTCGACCGACGTCGCGACCATGATGAGCGGTTGGGCCCGGCAGATGAACCTCGGATTCGAGAATAACGGGGTGACGGTCCAACTCCCGCCGAGCTACTTCCCGGGGAGCATCATGCAGCAGGTCCGGCGCGCGGCGCGCGCGGCGGCGATCAACGCGGAGATCGTCGACGGGAACACGAAGCTCGCGATCTGGCCGCTCGGCGGCTCGCGGAGCGTCCCGACCGTCCCGCTGATCTCCCGCGAGACCGGGATGATCGGCTACCCGTCGTTCGCGCCGAACGGCTGGCTGATCGTCCGCTCGCTCTTCATCCCGCAGGTCGCCTTCGGCGGGGAGATCAGGGTCGAAAGCATCATCCCGCAGGCGAACAAGTCGTGGGTCGTTCAGAAGCTCGACCTGGCGCTCGACGCGAAGGTCCCGCGCGGGGATTGGAGCATGACGATGGCCTGCTACCCGAAGGGCTTCGCGGCCCCGCCGCCGCCGAACGCGGGGGCGCCGTAGCATGGCGGACGATCTCGCCTACGGGCAGCAGCGGCCGAACGACACGAACGACGAGACGGCCGTCGCGATGTTCCTGGCGCGGCAGTTGATCTCCGAGATGAGCACGATGAAGCTCGTTAAGGTGACGAAGGTCACGGGCGGCGGCGAGGGCGAGCCGGCCGGGACCGTCGAGGTTCAGCCGCTCGTCAGCCAGATCGACGGGAACGGCTACGGGACCGAGCACGGGGTCGTCCCCGACATACCGTGGTCGAGGATCCAAGGCGGCGCGAACGCGGTCATCTGCGATCCCCAGGTCGACGACATCGGCTACGTCGTCGTCTCGGACCGCGACATCTCGAAGGTCAAGGCGACGCGGGCGGCGGCGCTCCCGGGCTCGCGCCGGCAGTACGATCTCGCCGACGGCGTCTACGTCGGCGGGTGCCTGAACGTCGCGCCGGAGCAATATCTCGTCTTCACGGCCGACGGCATCCGGATCGTCGACAAGAACGGGACGTCGCTCGCGCTGGAGAGCGGGGGCTTCGAGCTTACCGATTCGCATGGGAACGTGATAAGCACGGGCGCGGGCGGAATCACGATCACGCCCGCCGCGGGCGGGACGGTCACGATCCACGGCAAGGTCTTCGAGACCCACGCTCACACTGGCGTCACGACGGGCGGCGGCACTTCCGGTCCGCCGGCATAGAAGGCGGGAGACCGATGGACACGCTTCTGCTCGACCGCTCGACCTGGGACCTGACGCTCGACGCGACGGGGAACATCGCGGTCGCCTCCGACCCCTACTCGCTCGCGCAGGACGCCGCGAGCGCGATCAGGACTTTTCAGGGCGAGGTCTATTGGGATACGACGCTCGGGCTCCCGTGGCTCTCGTCGATCCTGGGGAAGAACCCGTCGCTCTCGCAGCTGAAAGCCTACTTCGTCGCGGCCGCCATGACGGTCCCGGACGTCGCGAGCGCGAAGTGCTACATCCGGGCGATCACGAGCCGGATCGTCGCGGGGCAGATTCAGGTCACGTCGACGTCGGGGAAGACTTCGGCGGCCGACTTCGAGGTCGTGAACCCGCAGGGGGGGCAATAAATGACCGCCGGCACGAACGTCCCGAGCGTCCAGTTCACTCAGGTAGGGTTCCTGGCGCCGAGCGGCCCCGCGGTCCTCGCTGGCGTTCAGCTCGACATCGACGCGGCCTTCGGCCGGAACCTGAACTACGGGCTCACGACGCCTCAGGGACAGCTCGCCTCGAGTTGGGCGGCCTCGATCTCGAACGCGTACGCGATCTTCGTCTACTGCTCGAACCAGATCGACCCGTCGTTCGCGTCGGGGCAGTGGCAGGACGCGATCGGCGAGATTTACTTCATTCAGCGGAACGCCGCGGAGCCGACGTCGCTTCAGGTCGTTTGCGCCGGCTCCGACGGGACGATCATCCCGGAGGGGACGCTCGTTATCGACCCCGCGTCGAACGCGCTCTACGTCGCGGCGACGGCCGGGACGATCGCGTCCGGCTCCGTCACGCTTCAGTTCGACGCGCAGGTCCCCGGCCCGACCGCGGTCCCGGAGACACTCCGCATCTATCAGGCGATTCCCGGGTGGGACTCCGCGAGCGTCTCTTCGGGCGTCGTCGGGCGGGATGTCGAGAGCCGGACGGCCTTCGAGACGCGGCGGCGCGAGAGCGTCGCGGGGAACAGCTTCGGGCCGATCGGCGCGATCATCGGCGCGGTCGCGGGCGTCCCGGGCGTGATCGACTACTACGGCTATAACAACAACACGTCCGGGATCGTGACCGTCGGCGGCGTGAACATCGCGGCCTACTCGATCTACATCTGCGTCGCGGGCGGCGACCCCGACGAGATCGCGGCGGCGATCTTCTCGAAGAAGGGCGCCGGGGCTCCGATGGTCGGGAATACGACTGTCACGGTCTACGACTCCAACCCGCTCTACAGCGCGCCGATCGCCTACTCGATCAAGTACGAGACGCCGGCGGACCTTCAGGTCCTCTTTAAGGTGACGATCGCGAACAGCCCGACGGTCCCGGATTCCGCCGAGACGCAAATCCAGAGCGCGCTGATCGCCGCGTTCTCGGGCGAGGCGCTCGCCGCGAGCTTCACGGGCTCGATCGCGGGGACGACCCTGACGGTGACGTCTTTGAGCTCCGGCGCGATCTCGGTCGGCCAGCAGCTTTCGGACCTCACCGGCAACCTAGAGGACGGGACGGAGATCACGGCGTTCGTCACCGGCGAGGGCGGCGTCGGAACCTATACGGTCTCGCCGTCTCAGACCGTCGCGGCCGAGCCGATGACGAGCGCCGAACCAGCGACCGACATACCGATCCCGCGCGCGCGTATCGGCGCGACGCTCTACGCCGCTCAGTACGTCCCGGCGATCGCGCAGCTCGGAGCATGGGCGCAAGTCGCCTCGATCCTGATCGGGTCGAAGAACGCCCCGGACGCGGTCTGCTACGGCTATATCGTCGCGAATACGCTGACGGTCGTCGCGGTCTCTTCCGGCGCGATCGTCGTCGGCGATTATCTCTACGACGCGGACGGCGACATCATCAACGGGACGAAGGTGACGGTCTTCGGGACCGGTGTCGGCGGCGTCGGGACCTACACGGTCAACAACCCGCAGACGATCGGCGCTACATTTACGGGGACAGGCTCCGGAACGAACCTGACCGCATCGTCCGTCACCGGAGAGATCAAGGTCGGGGACCGGATAACCGGAACCGGCGTCCCGGCCGGGACGAACATCGTCTCGCAGTCGTCCGGAACGCCCGGCGGCGCGGGCGTCTACGTCACCAGCGCGGCGACGACGTCGTCCGGAGCGTCCCTGACGTCGAGCCCCTCGATAACCTTTACGGCCGCGGACGCGGCGGTCGCGGTCGTTCAGGTCGATCAGGTCCCGCAGCTCGTCGCCGCAAACATCGTCGTGGAGCTGACTTGACATGACCGATACCGGCCCCCCTTATCCGCGCCCGGTGCCTGGGTCGGCGAACGGGATCGGGACGTTCCAGATCGGCATCTCGCCGATCGGCGTCATGCCGGCGTTCGACGCGTGGACGACCGTGATCTCTCAATATGCGAACTCGCCGATCCTCGACGCGATGATAACGAGCTTCAACGCCGCGATGGACCCGACGGAGAACCTTCAGAGCCTCTACGATATGGTCTGGAACGTCCTGACCGCGCAGGGGTGGGGTCTCGACGTGTGGGGAAAGATCGTCGGTCTGGAGTCCGGCCGGACGCTTCATATCCCGGGCGGTGCCGAGTATCTCGGCTTCAACGAGGCGACGTCGAGCTGGACGGGCTTCAACCAGGGCGGCTTCTATACCGGCTCCGGGACGACCGACAACTACGTCCTGAGCGACGAGGACTTCCGGCGGCTGATCCTCGCGAAGGCGGCCGGGAATATCAGCGACGGCGCGATCCCGAGCGTCAACGCTATCCTGATGCGGCTCTTTCCGCTCCGGGGGAACGCCTACATCGTCGATAATCAGGACATGAGCCTGACGTACAAGTTCGAGTTTCCGCTCACCGCGGTCGAGCTGGCGATCGTTCAGCAGTCGAACGTCTTGCCCAATCCGGCCGGCGTGGTAATTAACATCGAGCAGAGCTGAAGCAGGGGATTCCCATGAAGCGTCTCGTCGCGTCTATTCTCTCGCTCTCGCTCTGGCCGCTCTCCGCGCTCGCGATGGACTCGTCGGCGATCCCGCCGAAGTTCCCGATCGTATGGGGCAACTCCGCCGGCTCCGCCTACATCCGCTCGATCCCGGAGGCTTCGCAGATCGGCGTGACGAACTGCGCGGCGTCCCTGACGGACGGCTTCCCGCCCTTGACGTTCACGCCGAGCAGCGCCGGTGGTTGCCCGCCGTTCGGCCAGGACTTCAACGGCATCCTGAAGCAAGTAACGCAATGGTCGCAGTGGGTTCAGGCCGGCGGCCCGGTCTTCTACGACTCGTCGTTCGCGACGTCGATCGGCGGCTACCCGAAGGGGACGATCCTCTCGTCGACGATCGTCCCGGGCTACCGGTGGCTCTCGACCGCGGAGAACAACACGACCGACCCCGACGCGGGCGGCGCCGGGTGGGTTCAGGACCCCGGGCAGGTCCCGACCGGGACGCCCGTCGCGGCGGTCTCGACGACGATCCCTTACGGCTACGTCTCCGCGAACGGGACGACGATCGGCAACGGAAGCTCGAACGCGACCGGCCGCGCGAACGCCGACACGCAGTTCCTGTTCGTCCTGATTTGGGGGAGCTGCTCGAACGCCATCTGCCCGATCTACACGTCGACGGGCGCGGCCTCGACGCGCGGCGCGAGCGCGGCGGCCGACTACGCGGCGAACAAGGCGCTCGCAGTCTGGAACATGAACGGCGCCGCGCTGATGGGCGCCGACTCGCAGAACGGGACGACGTCGACGAACTTGTCCGGCGCGACCGTCGTCTCCGGAGACCGGACGACCCCTGGCTCGATCCTGGGCGCGAACGTCATCACGCTATCGCAGTCGCAGATGCCGGCCCACATTCACTCCGTCTACTATTACGACCCGGGGCACACGCACGGGTTCACGACGCCGAACGGCTTCGCGGGTCTCGGCGGCACCGGCGGTTCCTTCACGGTCGTCCCGGGCATCTTCACGCAGGTGCAGCTTGTAGGAAACATGACGATCAGTTCGGCGTCGACCGGGGCGAGCGTTCGCGACGCGTCCGGCGGCGGCGGGACCGCCAACCAGACCGCCTCGACCGGCGGCAGCGCGACGACGACGACGGTCCCGCGCAGCACGATCACGTACTGGAACCTGAAGCTATGACGAAGATCCTCAACGCTCGCTCGCTTCTCGCTGCCGCCCTCGCATGGGCGGCGCTCTCGCTTCCGGCCGCGGCTCAGACGTCGCCGGGATGGACCTACGGCTACGTCCCGACGGTCGCGCAATGGAACGCCGTCTTCGCGGCGAAGCAGGACTATCTCGGTGCCCCGCCGCTCCTGACGACCGGCGGGACGATGACCGGGAAACTCGCGACGTCGGCCTCGACGACGGTTCGCGCTGGCTTCAACGTCCCGGCCGGCACGGCGCCGACGGCTCCGGTCGACGGCGATATGTGGTCGACGACGTCCGGGCTCTTCGTCCGGATCAACGGGACGACGGTCGGCCCGCTCTCCGGGCCTTCGTCCGGCAGCTTCGCGGCGACCGCCCCGCTCTCCGTCACGTTCCCGGCGAGCGTCGTCACCTACGCCTGCGCGACGTGCGGCGTAACGACGAACCCGCTCTCGCAGTTCGCCTCGACGACGTCCGCGCAGCTTGCCGGGGTCATCTCCAATGAGACTGGCTCCGGAGCCCTCGTCTTCGGGACCGCGCCCACGCTGACCGGCGTGACGATCACGACGTCGTTCACGGCGACCGGCCTAGTCGGATTGACGAACCTCGCGACGCAAGCGGCGAACACGGTCGTGATGAACGGGACCGGCTCCGTCGCATCGCCCGTCGCCTACGCCATGTCGGGATGCACGGGCTCCGCGAACGCTCTTCAGTGGACACCCGGAACCGGGTTCACCTGCGCTGCGATCACCGCGGCGGCCAGCTCGATCGCCGTCGGGACGACGTCGATCACCAGCGGCACGACGGGTCGGGTGCTCTACGACAACGGAGCGGTTCTCGGCGAGTATACGATCACCGGCACGGCCGGCAGCGTCGTCATGTCCTCGAGCCCGACGATCGCGAGCCCGACGTTCTCCGGGACGGTCGCGGGCGCCGGGACGATCCCGAACTCCGTTCTGGTAAACGCCGCGACGACCGTCAACGGGCAAACCTGCACGCTCGGCTCGACCTGCACGGTCACGGCGGTCGCGTCATCGCTGACGATCGGGACGACCGCGATCACGTCGGGCTCCGATCAGTTCATTCTCTACAACAACGCCGGGGTACTCGCGAACAAGGGGACGACCGGGACCGGGAACGTCGTTCAGCAGACGTCGCCGACGCTTACGACCCCGGCGCTCGGTGTCGCGACCGCGACGAGCCTGGCGATCGGCGGGTGCACGATCGGGACGAACGCGCTCTGCTCAACCGGGACCGCGACGATCACGACGACGTCGGCGAGCGGTCTCGCGGTCGGGCGCGAGGGCGCGACCAATCCGGTCCTGCTGATCGACGCCGCGACCGCGTCGGTAGCGACCGGCGTCAAAATAACGGGTGCGGCCGCGGCCGGTGGCGTAGCGATCGCCGCGATCTCGTCGGGGACGAACGAGAGCCTAACGATCGACGCAAAGGGCTCCGGGACGATCACGCTCGGCGGGACCTCGACCGGTGCGATTACGCTCACGCGCGCGACGACGATCTCGGCGGCCCTGACCTACGGCGGCGTAACGCTCTCGAACTCCGTCACCGGGACGGGCTCGATGGTGCTCTCGGCCGGGCCGACGATTACCGGGACTCTCTCGACCGCGAACCATACGATCACGTCGGCGAGCGCGAACGCTCTCGCGGTCGGGCCGAACGGGACGACGAACCCGGTCTTTAAGATCGACGCCTCGACGGGATCGCAGGCCGCGGGTCTCAGCCTGACGGGTGCCGCGACCGGTGGGACGGTCGCGCTGGCGGCGATCGACTCGGGATCGAACGCCGGGCTCTCGATAAACGGCAAGGGGACCGGGGCGGTCACGCTCGCGAGCGTCTCGACCGGCGGCGTCGTCGTCGGTGCGGCGGGAAGCGTCGTCGGCAAGATCGCGTTCGCCAACGCGACGTCCGGGACGATCACGGTTCAGCCGACGACTGGCGCGCTCGGGTCCGCGGTCCTGACGCTCCCGGCCGTGACCGACACGGTCGCCGGGCAGAGTATCGCGAACGGCGGTACGGGCGGATCGCTGACGGCTTCGGACGGCGGTATCGTCTATTCCGACTCGACCCGGCTTCAGATCCTCGCCGGGACAGCGACGGCGGGGCAGTGCCTTCTCTCGAACTCGAACGCGGCCCCGGCGTGGGGCTCCTGCTCGGGTGCCGCGTCGGTCTCGTCGGTCACGGCCGGTAACGCGTCGCTGACGATCTCTCCGACGACCGGCGCCGTCGTCGCGTCGATCAATCTCGGAAACGGAAACGTCTGGACGGCCGCGCAGAGTTTCCCGGCGAGCGGCGTTCTTATCCAGGGCTCGTCGACGGGCTACACGACGCTCGCGAGCGCGAACGCGAGCGGGACCGCCTACACCGTCACCTTCCAGGCGGCGACCGGCACCGTCGCGCTGACGAACGTCGCAAGCCAGACGATTTCGGGCGGCGCGAACGTGACGTCGAACTCGATCTCGACCGGCAGCTTTACGGTCGACTGCGGTGCCAGGCCGCTTCACTACGTCACGAACGGCGGCGCCTATACGATCACGGCTCCGTCCAACGACGGCTCCTGTATGATCCTCGTGACGAACAACGCGAGCGCCGGTGCGACGACCTTCTCGGGCTTCACGGTCTCGTCGAGCACCGGAGACGCGCTCACGACGACGAACACGAGCAAGTTCGTGATATCGGTCGTCCGGATCAACGCTGTCTCGACCTACGTCATCAAGGCACTGCAATGACGCGTCTTCGGCTTTTTCTCGTCGGCCTAATCGCTCTCGTCGCGACGGGCGGATCGCTCGCTCAGATCGGCCCCGGGCCGGTCATGATCCCGAACCTGTTCTCAAACCCGGCGCTCTTCTGCACGGGCGGGACGGTCACGAGCAGCGGCGGGAAGAGGATCCATACGTTCAATTCATCAAGCTCGCTCGTCTGCACGGGGACCGGGAGCGCGGACTATCTGATCGTCGCGGGGGGCGGGGGCGGGGGCGGGGCCTCCGGGAACACGCGAGGAGCCGGCGGCGGCGGAGGAGGAGGAAAGCTAACCGGAACCGACAGCCTGACGGTCGGCACCTACACGATCACGGTAGGAACCGGCGGCGGCGGCGGCTCCGGGACGTCGAACGGGACGAACGGAAACAACTCTTCGTTCAACTCGCACACGGCGACCGGCGGCGGCGGCGGCGGCGGCGCCGGCGGCGCGGCGAGCAACGGATCGAACGGCGGCTCCGGCGGCGGCGGCGGCAACCCGAATACGCACGGGACCGGAACGGTTGGGCAGGGCAACGACGGCGGCGATTCCGGTCCGGGAAACACAAACTATACGGGCGGCGGCGGCGGCGGCGCTGGCGCGGCCGGCGGGACCGGCTCGGCCTCCGTCGGCGGCACCGGCGGCTCCGGGAGCGCATCGTCAATCAGCGGATCGTCGGTTACCTACGCGGCCGGGGGCGGCGGCGGAACGTACAACGGCGGGACCGGCGGGACCGGCGGGACCGGCGGCGGCGGGAACGGCGCGGTGGGCCCGGGAAACGGGCAGGCTTGCACGCAGGCGAACTCCGGCTCCGGCGGCGGCGGCGCGGGTTCCGCGCCTCCCTCCGGCAACGGGACCGGCGGCGCGGGCTGCGACGGAGTGATCGTCGTCGCCTACCCGAACTAATTCCTTTGCAGAGGAGATTCCAGATGTTCGCTCTTGTTTCGATCTCGCCGCCGGCCGTCGTTACGCTCTTTAGCGGCTCGCGCGTTGCGCTTCCCGGCGGCTCTGTCGTCGAAGGTGTCGCGCCAGGGTGGTCCGATAAGAACTACCGCGTCGCCGACGTCGTCCGCTTCTCGACGCCGGACGGTTATCGAATTTTAGACGGCGCGAGCCCCGCGTACGAGATCGACGGCGACGTCGTCCGCGAGACCTTCGAGACGGAGGCCATCCCGGCACCCGCGGCGCCCTCAGCCCGCTCCCGCGCGCTCGCGGCTCTCTCGGATACCGACGGCGTCGCGATCCGGTGCTTCAAGGTTGGAGTTGCGTTCCCGGACGAGTGGCGCGTATACGTTGAGCAGCTCCGGGAGATCGTCAGGGCTGATTCCGGGGAGCTGCCGAAAAAGCCAGCCTTTCCGGAAGGAACATGAAACTTCAGGACATTCAGGCGAGACTCGCGTCGGCCGGTCTCTACGCCGGGAAGATCGACGGCGATCTCGGCCCTCTGACCACAACCGCGCTGACGGCTTTTCTTCTCAACCAGGGTATCTATCGCTTCGACGCGTGGCCGACCGCTCGACGCCTAATCGCCGCGCAGCAGCTCATCTGCCGGCTCGACGGGATCGAGGTCGGAGAGATCGACGGGCGGAGCGGACCGCAGACGCGGCACGCGATCTCGATATGGGACGCGCGCCAGGTCAACGGCGGTCGTCCGGACCCGTCCGTCGAGAACTGGCGCGACGACGAGAAGGCGGAGCAGGCGGTCCCGTCCCGGCCGCTCGCGCCCGTGACGTCGAGCAAGGTCTCGGCACCGTCGACGCGGCCGTCGTGGCCCCGCCAATCTTCAATGGACTCGTTTTACGGCCCGAAGGGGGGAGATCAGGTCTCTCTCGTTCTTCCGTATAAGATGCGGATCGCGTGGGACCTCGACGAGACGATCGGCAAGTTCTCCTGTCACCGGAAGGTCCGGGAGAGCCTCGACCGGATTTTCTCCCGGACGCTCGATCACTACGGCCTGGACGAGATCAAGCGGCTTCGGCTCGACCTGTACGGCGGTTGCCTGAACGTCCGGAAGATGAGCGGCAGCAGCTCGGCGTGGTCGATCCATTCGTGGGGGTGCGCGGTCGACATCGACCCGGAGCACAACCCGCTGAAGGCGAAGCGCGCGCAGGCGACGCTCGACGACCCGCCCTACGACGCGTTCTGGCGCTTCGTCTACGACGAGGGCGCGATCGGGCTCGGCCGCGAACGCGACTACGATTGGATGCACTTCCAGTTCGCGAGGCTGTAAGGGGAGAGACGCGACATGACGCGCGAGCGAGCTCAACAGGCGGTCGACGAAGCCTTCGCGGCGCACATCGCGAAAATCTTCTCGACGCTAATCTCAAACGTCGTCGGGAAGGAGGCGGACGCTGCCGGGAAGTTTGCGAGCGGGCTCGCGGCGGCCGACGAGGCCCACTCGATCGCGAGTGGCGTCGTCGAACGAGCATTTGCGGAATAGCATCTTCAGGTTTATGGTTGCGGCTCCCAAACCCGAAACCGGCCCCAGGGGGTATCCCGAAATGAAGAAGCTCGCTCTCGCGTTCGCGCTCATCGCGGCGCTCGTCTCGCCCGCTCTCGCTCAATTCCCGTCCGACAAGGCCACGACCGTTGCTACACCGGCCGGCCCCGTCGTCGTCGGTGCCGCCGGTGCCCAGGTCGATCCGTCCGGGAAGGTCGCGATCGTCGCAGCTCCGGTCGTCGAGCAGAAGAGCGGCGGGATCATTCATCTTTCGGCCTTCGGCTGGCTCGCCCCCTACGTCGATACTCTACTGCAAGGCTTGATCGCTCTCGGCTTCGCGATCATCGGCAAGTCGAAGTATAGCCAGTGGCTCGATCAATCGTCGCGCGACGCGCTCGAGGTCTTCCTGAAGAACCGGGCGTCGTCCCTGATCGCCGACGGTGCCGTGAGGATCTCCGGGAAGTCCGTCCACGTCGAGTCGAACCTGCTTTACAGAGCCGCGCGCGAGGCGTCGACCGCGATCCCCGACGCGATGAAGCGGTTTAACCTGACGCCCGAAGTCGTCGCGCAGAAGATCATCGACGCCATCCCGCAGGTCCCGGCAGGCTCCGCGATCGTCGCGGCGTCGCATCAGGAGGCGGGGGAGCCGAATCCGGTTACGGATCGTCCGCCGGCGGCACCTTCGACGGGACCGTCTGCGTGAACAGCCTGGTCAAGCTGGCGCTCGGTCTCGCGAACGTCCCCGACGAGCTGATCGCCGACATCGACAAGAACCTCCCGGGAGCCGAGCGTCTCGTCGCCGCCTCCCGGGCGATTCAACCTCATCTCGAGGCGCTCGTCCCGATCGCGGAGGAAATGAAGCCGCATATCGACGCGCTTCTCCCGCTCGTCGAGAAGGCGATGCCGCACGTCAACGCGATCTTGCCGGTCGTCCGGAAGGTCTCCCCGGACCTGAAGAACGTCCTCCCGGTGCTTCACGGCGCGGTCGCGTTCGTCGAGGGGCGGACGCGATCCTCCTAACCGGTCGAAAAAATCAACATGGTGTAATTCGGCAACAGCCGACTCCGGCGGAGCGGGAGTAGCGTGGGTCTCTCAACCGAAGGGGGACACCCATGCAGCGGAAAACCTATAACCTGGCGGTCGGCACCGTCGTCGCGATCTTAGCCGTCGCGCTCTTCGCGCTCTCCGTTTTCGCGGCCGATCTTCCGAAGCCGCCGAATAAGTATCTCGCCTACCCGACCGGGTGCGGGTTCTATTGGGGCGGCGCTTCGCAGGGTGCGGCCGGTGGCGGCGCCGGGACGAATATCTCGGGCACCCAGGTTCTCGCGGGCGATCTCGGCGTTCTCGCCGGCTATACGTGCCCGATCGGCTCGACGTTCTGGTTCGTCGAGAGCATCGCGAGCGTCTCGCGCGTTAACGGCGGCGACCCGGCGGCGGGCTTCTCGCTCTCCGGCGCGGCGTCATTCGAGCAGCGGCTCGCCGTCGGCGCTCCGTGGTCGGTCGTTCAGCAGCTTACGAACGCGATCCCGGCACTAAACGGCGTCGCGGTCCCGAGCGTCCCGCCGCTCCCCGGCAACATGACGGCCGGTCCGCTAAACCCGTACGTCTTCGTCGGACTGAACGAGCGAGACGTTTCGGCGCATCTCGGCCTTCAGGTCGGTCGCTCCTGGCTCGTCTCCGCGGAGATCGGCTTCGGCGCGCTGACGCGCCTGTCGAACGGAATGGTCGTCGATACGTGGATCAAATACCAACCGGCCTCGACGAAGCTGTGGATCGGCGGGACGGGTCAGAACTTCCAGACCGGTGACTTCGTCGGCTTCGGGCTCGCCCTGAAGCTGTAGACTTCTTCAATCTCTCCGAGTGTGGCGCGGGCCGTGTCAGGTATATTCTGACGCGGCCCGAATCGCGGCCCGCGCTATTTCGGGGAAGGTGAAGATGGCAGATGAGCCCGGCTTCTTGATCCAACTCGGCGTAAAGGCGCCGGACCTGATCGCTGGCTTTTTCGGCGGCGTCGTCAACGCGTTCGTTCTGAAGCGATCGGACCCTTGGTCGATTATCGGCTCCGTCGTCGTCGGGGGTCTGACGGCGAACTACATCGCGGAACCGTTCGCAAAGTATCTCGGAACCGGGCAGGGGACGGGGGCGTTTCTAGTAGGGCTCGCCGGAATGGCAATCTGCCAGGGGATCATCGGGGCTGCGAAGAACTGGAGTCCGTTCGGAAGCAGGAGCAATACCGATGCTCGACCACCTTCTTGAAGGCCGCGATCTGACCGTCGTTCACCTGATAATGACGATAGTTGGATTCCTGCTCGCGATCTACGTCATGCAACTGACGAGCCACGAGCATGAGGACGAAGACGATCCGGCGTGGCTTCAGTGGGGGCGTCGCTTCGCTCTCACCGGTGTCGCCGGGTCCTTCTTGTGGTCGCTCTCCTACTCGCTCGCGAAGCAGTGGCAACCTTGGCCGCCGGAGATCGCGCTTCACCTGGCGCTGATCCTGATGCTTCTCTTCCGGGCGCTCGCGATCCACGCGCGGATCAAGCGTGAGGGCGCCCGGCCCGGGAGCGAGCGGGCGCGCGCCGAGCAGGCGCGGATAGCGGCGCGAAAGATTCCCGGTTAGTCAACCCTTGTTTCTCGATCCGCTCCGGTGTCATTTCCCGGGCGGGTCAATCGAATCAAGGGGATGGGGCCATGAAGGTTCTTTTCGCGGCGGTCGCGTTTCTCGCGCTCGCTCTTTCGCCGGCCGACGCTCGCCAGCGCGGCCTCGCGGCTCACCCGGACTGCAACGTCTTGTGGCCCTGCGAAGGTGTCCGATCGAACCCGCGGGGCGAAGCGGTCGTCCGTCAGCTCGGAGGCTTCGGCACCGCGACGAAGCGGTACTACCCCGCGTCGCGCCAAGCCGCCCGCCCCAACTCCCGTTCGACGTCAAGCGCGGCGCTCCGATCGCCGTCTCGCGTCAAGGTCGCGGTCGCGGCTCCGGTCTCGCTCCCGCGAACCCCGCCGTCGAAGTCGCTCGACGGCGTCGTCCCGATCCTGGCCGAGAAGGTTCGCGAGATCGTCGCGACGTGCGGCTCTCAGATATGGTCGACCGTCCGGCACACGTTCATCCGCGGGACGCGAACGATCAGCCAGCACGCGAGCGGGACGGCGGTCGATCTTCACGGCAATCCGGGCTGCATCTACGCGATGCTCCGCGGCTGGCCGGGCGGCTACTCGACCGACTACGCCAGGGTGCGGCATGTCCACGTCAGCTACGGCGGCCGGGAGCACGGCGCCCGCTTCGCTCACGGCGGCGGGACGCGGTACGCCCGCCGGCACGCGCACCGCTACCGGTACGCTTCCGCGGCCCGGTAGACAGGCGTTCCGGCTTCGTGTAGGGAGACCGGGCTCCTTCTTCGCGGGAAGAGCCGCGTTCCTCCCGGGACGCCGGGGGCCGCCTCCTTTGCCGGTCTAGCGGCCCCCAACTATCCCCCCTTACACCGAACCTGCCGCGAGAGTGCCCCGTCGAGGCGCGGACGTACCGCCCGGCGGGGCCGTGGCACCCACGTAGAAACGCCCCGGAGCGGCCTCCGGGGCGTTATTTCGTTCGGGGGGCGGGGGTAGTAGCGGCCGGGGCCTGAACCGCGACGGGCGGCCCGTTTCTAGCGATCCGGCGGCCCGCCTAGCGGTCGAGGATCTTCTCGATCGCGGCGAGCGCCCCGGACCTGATCTCGTTCTTGTCGAGCTTCAGGTCGGCCGCCTTGATCCGGACCAGCTCCGTGATCGGGCAGGGTTGCTCGCTGATCTGCCGGACCTTCCGGTCGTACTCCGCCCCCTTCTCGGTCCCGGGCTTGATCTCGACGTCGCCCTTCGCGACCTCGGCGAAGATTTTCTGGCGGGCGTCTTCGACCCGGCGCTGAACGGTCGAGAGGATCGAGATATTCCGCGCGAGATCGAGCCGGAGCTTCCCGCTCGCGAACTCGTACGGTGCCTCGATGACCTGCTCGTTCGCCTTCCCGGCGTTGACGACGATCTGCCGCTTCCCGTCGATCTCGTTCAAGCCGCCCAGGATCAGGAGGCAGTCGAGCACAGTCGTCCGGTCGGGGTTGATCGCTTCGGCGGGGTCCTGCTTGACCGGGGCCTTCTGCGCGGCGGCGGTCGTCGCGATCATGACGGCAAGGAATGTGAAAAAAAAGCGTCGCATTTGGCGTTTTACCTTCGTCTAGTTTCGCCCGGGAGACCGCCCGGGCTCGGAAGTCTCTACTAAGGAACAACGCGCTTTGTGTTGACGCGCAACACGTCACGCGGTTGAAGCGGACCGAACGCCGTCTTAAAAGCCGCGTCCGGAGAAATCCCAAGCGCACTCGCCAGCTTTACGGCGGTCGTGAAACCGGGGTCTTTCACATGACCGTTTTCTATCTGGGAAATGACCGCGTTCGAAACCCCGCTCAATGCTTCCAGCTTGCGGATGCTCCATCTCTTATGCCATCGCTTGGACCGTATTAATTCGCCGAAGGTCATGATCCTCTCCTAACAAAGCCACCCGAGCGGCTTCCGCAGCGGTTCGACCGGCTTCCGGCGGAGCTTCCGCCGGAGAACGCGGACAAGGTTTAAGATCAGGTAGAGCGCGCGGGCTCGCCGGCGCCGGGTCTCGATCAGGTTCATGCAGATACTCCCGGTGGAAATTGTCGGATTTGAAGATCGGCCGGGATCGGCTTCAGCCCGGCCATCTGCTTAAAAAAGAACGCGACGGCGAACTCTTCGCACTCGATCCCGATCGCGGTCGCCCATCGGGTCTTCATATCGCGATAGCCCTTCCCGCTCTCGCCGCCGCAGATCAGCCACTCCGGCTTCTCCTTGTGGTCTAGGATCGAGAGCGGTCCGAGCGCCGGCTCGTAGCTAACGAAGCGGACGCGCGCCGGAATCCGCGCCAGGATCGGCCACCGCTTATCGTAGGCGTCCTGATCCTCCGCCGTGATCCCGAGCCAGACGTTCGGCGGTATGTCGTCGTAGTTCCACGGCGTAAGCTTGTCGAAGTTCTCGATCCGCTTCGTCAGGAGAAGCCAGTCGAGGTATGGGGTCGCGTCGATCAGGAAGGAAAGATCCTCTCGCCACGACCCCGGGACCTGATTGTCGAGCCAGTCGGCGAGCGACGCGCAGAAGACGCGCGGGCGCTCCGGGCGCGCGAGCGATCTACCGGAGATCGGGGCTCGCTCCCACGCCTCTTGATCGGCCGCCGCCTTCTTGTTCCAGCGGCCCGGGAGCCGCCAGTTCGCCTCGCTCGTACGGACCCTAGTCCCGACCAACGGCGCGGTCTCGTCGGTCTTTCGCTGACCCCACTCGACGCGGTGGTAGCGGGTGTCCATCAGCGTCTCGGCGTAGCAATTATCGCATCCGCGCGAGACCTTCTGGCAACCGATCCAAGGGTTAAAAGTAGAATGACACCATGCTATTTCAGTTTTTTCGCCCATAGCGACCGCTCCCGTCTCGAACCTGAATAAGCTCGCCGCGCTCGTCGACGCGGCGGCGATGGCAAACCGTACAGACGGGATCGACGTCGAGATGATGATCGGCACCGTACCCCTTATGATGATCGTACTCGTGCCTGCGCTCACCGTCTTTCCATTCGTGGCCGCAGTCGACGCAGGCTAAGGAATTAGGATGGGGACGACGGCCAGTCCTAACCTCGACGTTAATCCGTTGGCGAGCCTGCTTCTTATCGCCATCACGCGGCGGGTCCGGAGCAGGCCCGGGAAAACCGGTTATCGGGTTAACTCCAAACGGCATCGCTACACCCCGCACTTCGCGCAGCCGTGAACCCACTCGTCGCCGATCTTCTTCGTCCGCCATCCGTCGCGCTTCGCTCGGGACCAGACGTCGGCGAACTCTTCGCGCGGTTCTCCGTCGAATACCTCGTCGCAGGAGTCGCACTCGATTAGAATTTTTCCCGCCTGCCGGTCGATCATTGGGGGTTCGCCTTCCCGCAGAAGAACGCGAGCCCGTCGAACCCGGCTCGACTTCCGTCGACGCAGTTCGGGATCGACATGACGAAGTCAAGATAGCCGAGCGCGAGAATAAGCGCCGCGATCGCGATCAAGGCGATCTGATGCGTGGTCTGTCTCATGACTTGCTCCTTCGCGGGAACGGTCGTTTCCCCCACGACCGCTTGGGGCATTTCTGAAAGCCGCGGCTCCGGATCGGCGGGCCGCGCTTCGGGCGGGGACCTCGCTCGATCCGGCGGTTCTTCTTTATTAGGACCCGGTCGGGGTGCTGCGCGCCGTCGCCGCGGACGTTCGTCTTGATGTGGTGCGCGTGCTTCTCGCGGTAGATCAGGTGCTCGGGATCGTTCGCGTCCGGGACGTAGCCGACGTGGACGCCCTTCCGGAAGACCTTCCGGCGGGCGCCGAGCGCCGGATCGTGGTCAAGCGCCAGGCTCTTAACGTCGCAGGCGAGCAGCTCCGCGAGCCGGTCTAGTAGCTCGTCGAGATACGCTCCGAAGCCGCCGCCCGGCAGACCGACGACGCCGACCATATAGCCCGCATCCCGACGCGGGCGGCGGTTCTCAATCGCCTGATCGACGAACATTTCCCCAAGCTGGCGGAGAACGACGCGGCAGCGGACTTCGAGCGGGATATGCGGGCGCAGGAGACGGGGCATTAGAGCAGCGAGAGTTGGGCCGGTTCGGCCGGTTTCGGGGCGGGTCTCGATTCCGGGCGCTTTGGGTAAAACAAAGCGGCGGGCGTGACCATAGAGGACCAGGCGTCGAGCGAGAGCGTATTCCCGTGAATGACTACTGCCGACGCGTCGGAAAGCGCGATCTGTAGGTAGGCGCCGCAGCAGGCGCGATAATCTACGTCAACCGCATGCCAGTGAGCCTCCCGGGCGACGTCGACGCCGTTCTCCCGCAGAACAGCGTTCGTCGCTAGGATCATCCCGCCGACGCCGCACGCGGGCTCGTGGAGTGCGATGAACGGCTTCTCGTCGAGGATCCCCCGCGGGTCGGAGACGATCATCCGCGCCATCATGTAGGATAGGTGATGCGGCGTGAAGAACTGCCCCATCCCGGCGTCGGCGGAAAGCTCAGAGAAGATCGGGCCGACGAAGTCGATCGGGTCGGCCGCCATCGCGAGCGCGACGGCGCCGAGCATCTTCGCGAAGTCGGCCATCGTCTCCTGAGGGTGCCGGCACGCGCCGACGATCCGCATGTACTCCGCCTCGTTCTCGTCGAACGCCGGGCCGAGCAGCGTCTTCCCGCGGATCGCGCGCGCCCCGGCCTCGAGGAACTTCCGGAGCGTCTCGGTCGAGCGCCAGCCCTCGCGGCGCCCGGCGTCGGCGAAGTGCTCCGCGAAGGCGTCGAAGGCCGGGCGGTGCGCGGCCGTGTTCAGGGCGACGTTGCGCTTCTTCACCGGCCCCGCCTGTTCTTGTTCGGCTTGACGGCCTTGATCTTCGCGACGCGGCTCCGCAGCTCGGTAGCGGACGGCCGCTTCGCGAGGTTCTTCTCGCGCATCTCGCGGAGCGCGCGCTCCTTCGGTCCGATCTTATCGTGCGACATAGGTTCCTCCGCTGATGGGGGTTATCAGAGTGCTCGACGTCGTTGTCGTCCCGATCGAGCAGGTCGTGAAGACCGGGACGCCGGAGCGACCCCCGTCGGTCGAGATCGAAGTCATGCAGGTCCCGGGCGGCGCAGCCGCGATCCGGCGCGCGGGCTCCGCCAGGATCGGGCCATCGGTCCTCGGGTCGAACATGATCTGCTTCCGCTCTTCGAGCTTTCCGGCCCACAGGGCGGCGGCGACGATCCATGTAAAGATCGCGGCGTAGTGAATAGGTCTCATGACGGACCTCCGAGCAGGAGCGGCTTCATTTTCCCTGTCTTGTACTGATCGGCGATCGCCGGGGCGACGCTCTGCGCGACCGTCGAGCCGTCGGCGAGAACGACGTGGGCCAAGAACGCCTCCTCGAAGGTCTCGATCCCGGTATCGACGGAGACGAGCTTCGCCTTGATCGAGAGAAAGAGCGCGCGCCATCGCTCGCGGTGCAGCTTCGCGGTCCGCGCCTCCGACGTCTCGGACGGGAGCGGGAGATCGAAGCGGATGCGCCGGCTATCGAACTCGAAGAGAACGGTCGCGCTGTCCGGCTGCGTCGCGAAGGCGAACGAGCGCGCGCCGAACCTCGAGAGCGCGGTCTCGATCTCGTTTCGGGTCTGGTTGACCGGGACCTTCGTGTCGACGGCGTATTTGGTCTTCTTCATCGGCGCACCTTACAGGGGATGGTTATGATCTTCGGGTCGTCGGGACGGCCGGCGACGGTAACGCCCGCCGAGAAGCCGCACTTCCGGCACGTCACGACGTAGGACCCGACGCGTGGCGCCGGGTACGGAAGATTGCGCGTGCAGCTCCGCGCGAGCGGGTTGACGTTCAGGTTTATCGCCATCCCGTCGGGATACTTCGGGTTCGGCTTCTCGGTCGCCTTCCGGCCGGAGTCGAGAAAGGTCACGTCGATCGTCATTCCGCGCTCGCCTCCCCGTAGTGTTCGAGAGCCTGGCGGACGAACGGCCAGTGCCGCGTTAGGCAGGACGCGACCGCGAGCATATGCCCGTCCGCGTAGCCGAGCGGTCCCTTCGTCGCGGTCATCTTCCGGATCGCGCGCTCGATCTCGCCGAGTGCCAGGCTGCGCGGCCGGTCGAGCCTGGCGCGAAGATCGGCCGCGACGGCCTTCAGGACCTCGTAGCGGACCCGAGCCTCTTCGTGCGCCGGTCCGTCGGCGACCCGCGCTCCTGCGGAGCGGCGCAGCTCGACGATCATCGCGTCTATCGCGCGGAGTTGGTCTTCGAGCTCAATCGTAGTCAACGCCATCGCGGGTCTCCGGCTTCTTGCAGACGAGAACGGTCGCCATCATCCCGGACGCGTTCGGGCGCCGGGCGGGCTTCGGGTCGGGACCGGCCGTCAGGGCCGGGAAAAGCTCTCCGAGCTTCCGAAGCTCCGAGACCCGTGGGCGGACCGCGAACAGGCTACGGCCGAGCTTCGCGGCCGCCTCGTCGGCCGTTATGCCGGTGGGCCACGCGCCGCGGTAGAGCGTCAGGAGATCGGCGCGCATCCGGCACGCCGTGATCCCTATCGCCTTCGCGGCGTCGCGGCTCGTCGTCTCTTCCTTCCAGCCCGGGGCCTTCGGGTAGCCTTCGGGCGGCGTCCACTCGAACAGGTCGGTCATCCGTTGCTCCTTTTCGGTTCTCGCTTGAAGTGCCGGTCGCCCATCTTCTGAAGCTCCGACGGCTTCGCGCGGATCATCTCGGAGAGAATCTCTAAGACGGCGTTCTTCGACTCCTGAAACCGCTCGCGACCCATCGCGGCGGCCGACTGCGACTCCGCGTCATAGACGTCGACGACGTCATTCGAGACGGAGATCACGGCGAACTCGGAGTGCGAGCGGATGAACGTCGCCAGGTTCATCGCGCTTTCGGCACCGCCGCACGGGAAGGAGGTATGCCGGCAGAACCCGGCCTTTATCAGCGCCCACTTCCGAAGGTGCTCGGCGGTCGGGAAACGCTCGACGATCTCCCCGGTCTTCGGGTTTACGCGCTGGCTCTCGCTCTCCGGCAGGTTCGACCAAGCCTCGTGAACGCACGCGAAGAAGTGGTTATGGCTCTTCCGCGAGCGGGCCTCGAGGATCATCAGCGGGTACTCTTCGTTGACGACGAATTGCGCGTCGCACTGCCGCTTAAAGCGCGGCAGCGGGACCATGTGGTTGCCGTCCCAAACGAACGTGACCGGACGGATCATCGACATCAGCCGCGCTCCTTTATCATCGCGTCCGCCATCGCGTAGGAGATCGTCGCGACGTTCCGGAACGACGCCGGGCCGTTCCCGAGCGTAATCTGCTCGAAGAAGCCCCGGACGTCGTGCGAGAGAAGCGTCGACATAACGCGAAGCGCGATCTCATCGCGGAGCGGGTCGACGGCCGGCCGGAACGACTCGACGGGCTCCGGCGCGGTCTTCTTCGCGGGTCGCTTCGACATCAGCCCGCTCCCATCTTGCGAAGCTGCTCGACGAGCCGCTTTAGTTCGTGGTTAAAAATCTCGATCTGGTTTTGTAGCTCCGCGACGAACGCGTCGTCTCGATAGACCCGGACGGTGAAGTCCGGCATCCCGGGGTAGAAGATTTTGAAGTCCCACTGTGACCGCTCCCAAACGAGCATGTTGCCCTGAACCTGAGCGCGATGCTCCGGCGGCATCCTGGCGCCATTCCGCAGGAGCGGGATCATCAGGTCGGGCCGCATCGTCTTCGTTTCGAGACCGCAGTCGAAGCCGACGAGCCCGTCGGGGCTCGCGCCGCATCGCTTTAGGCCGGAGAAGTTTATTCCGAGCCCGACGCGCCGGACCTGAACGCCCTTCCGGGCTTCGTAGTCAGCGATCGCTTCGGGCTCCATCTCCTTCCCGCGCTCCATCGCGCGCGAGCGGAAGGTCTCTTCCGCCGGCCGACCGGTGATGATCTCCCCGGCGAGCCGGTAGAGATATTGCTGGCGCGTGAGCGAGACGCCGTCGTCGCCCCGCCCGGTTGCCATGATCGTCGCGAAGTGGGACGCGGTCGGCAGGCCAAGCCGCGCCTGGAACCACTCTTCGGAGCCCTGTGCGACGTCGATCTCGACAAGCTCGCTCTTCGGCTCCGGGGCCTTCGTCGCCTTCCTAGCCATGCTTCGCCTTCGCCTGACGGTTGTCGTGGAAGTCCTTGCAGTCCTTTAGGGCCGCGTCGAAGAGATCGGCCGGGAGATCGGAGACCTTCTCGATCCCGTAGTGCTTACAGAACGTCGCCTTCGGGACGCCGCACCACTCGATGTTCTCGATCAGCTTGACGACCTGTTCTTCCGAAACGAGCGGGCGGTCCGGGACGTCGACGAAGCCGCCGCCCTTCGCGGCTTTCAAGCTCTCCCGGTTCGGCTCGCCGTCGGTGTCGCGATCCTCCGGGGCCTCGCTGACGATATTCAGGAGAGCGATCGTGCAGTATCGCTTCCCATAGGACATCGACGAGCCCCATCCCTGGACGTTGTTCTTCGAGCCAGACGTCTCGGCCGGGAGCGGGAAGGCGGTCGTCCGTTCGTGCCCGTAGCCTTCGAGCCGCCCCTTGACGAGCAGGCGCTCGCCCATCGGCTCGGTCTCAAACGAGAGCGCGAAGCCGTGCTTGACTAGCAGCGGCTTGATCGTCTTCATGATGTTGTTGAACGTCGCGTAGGGCGTCGCCTGCTGAACCTTCCCGACACGCTCGCCCCCGACCTTCTCCCTGATCTCGATCTTCCCGTCGCGGCGGATGCTCGGGAGATCGCGCTGTAAGGCGATGAACGCGGCGTTGAAGTCGCGCTTCGACTGATCGGCCATGATCTCCTTCTGCATGTCGAGCAGCTCGCGCATTGTCGCCGGGTTCGCGTTCGGGTTCGCGGCGACGTCGGCGATGATCTGCAAGACGGTCTTCTGCTGCGCGGGTGCCTGCGGATGGCTTACCGCGACCGCGGTCCCCTTCTTCTTCGGCTTCGCCGGCGGTTCAGGCGGCGGGGATGCCGCGGCCTTCTTCTGCTCCGGTTTTTTCGCGGCGGCCTTCTCGGGTTCCGCCTTCTTCTTCGGCGTGACGTCCTTCATGGGAAGCTCGGGCTGTGCAGCCTGCATAGTAGTCTCCTTCGGTATGGCCGGGCCGCAGTTCATCGTGCAGTACCAGCCGTCTATGAACTTCGAGCAGTCCCCGCAACGCGGCTCTTCGCGCGGGGGACCGAATGCGATTGGCGAGATCAAGATGATTCCTTTGCCGGAGTAAATTTACTCCTGAACCTCGACCATTGGGAAGCCGGAGTTGGGGGAACGGACGAACTTGGCGGGGATAGTCTTCGGCGCCGGCCGCGCGCTATCGAACGCGAAGCCGGGGGGCGGCGTCGTTCCGACGTCGTCTATCCGTTGCGAAATAATCCCGTTCTGCTTTTTCGGTATGTAGCCGATCCGCTTGTTCTCGACATAGACGGCGACGGCGCGCGGGTCGATCGGGTTCTCGGGCTCGCGGACGAGCAGGACGTCGGTGCCTGGCGCGAGCGCGGCGATGAAGCTCTCGGGGATACCGGTAAATTGCGTTCCGACGATAGAGTAGCGGTTCGTCATTTTTTGCTCCTGTAGATGCTAACGGTTTCGAGAAACTGCTCGACCAGCTCCGCGTTGCGGGACAAGCTTTAGCGCGTCGATCGGGTCGTAGGATGGTTCTTGAACGTCTTCGGCCATAATGGCTCCTTCAGTGTTGCAGGAAGGCGATGCGTCGCCGGGAGTGCCAGCACAGCCCGCACGTCCCGCAGCTCTCCGTCCGCCCAAGCTGCGCCGGGCAGATGATTGCATCGGCGGGCTTCTGGATCGGGTGCTCGATCGAGACGGTCGAGTCCTCGTCGACCGGGGCGTTCGAGAAGCGGACCGCGAACCGCTCCCGGCGCGTGACGACGAGCCGCAAAGCCCGCCCTTCGCGCGGCCGGGGTGCGAGAACTTCTTCGCATACGGTCCCGGGGCGCCCGCGTGATAGTCGTCGAGCGCGCCCTGCCGGACGAACCCGGAGTAGGGCGCCGTCGGCTGGAGCTTTGCCATCGCCATCCAGACCGCCATATAGGCGTCGTGAAGCGGATCGTCGGTGACGGAGTCCTTAAAGTTCGAGTAGTTGATCCGGTTGATCTCTCCGTCGATCGCGGTCTTTAGGACGTGCGTCTTGATGACCGCCCGGTAGGCGTAGTCGCTCTTCGTCGACCGCTCGACGCGGCCCTTCGCTTCCGGGAAGACCTTCTCGATGTCGCCCGGCCGGCGGGCGCGGACGAGCAGCTCGTCGCGCGCGCAGTCCTTCTTTACGATCGAGAAGAAGGCGTCGTTCAGCATGATCCACATTTGCAAAAATCCTTCCTATAGGTCGACGTCGTCAAAGATCGAGCGGTTCCCCTTCGCGTCGAGAGGCGTCCCGTCGCGGGCGTATTTCGGTGCGCCGTTCTGGTACCTCGCGAGCGCCTGCCGCTCGTACTCGGCGCGGGCTTCTTCGCCGTAGTCGGGCGGGCCGTCCACCTTCCCCGCCGTGTCGCGCGCGAACTCCGGGCACGTCTGACGCTCGGTCGTGTATTTGCCGGAGAATGGGCCGGCGGCGAGACACATCGCCTCGACCTCCCCCGCAGGGTTCGTAGTCCCGCCGCCCGCCCGCGCGATCATGTCGGACCAGTAGCGACACCCTTCGCAGTTGTTCTCTCCCGAATACATCAGACCCCCCATACCTTTCGCGCGCGCCGGACCGCGCCCTCGTTCTTCCGGTCCCAAAGACGGAGCTGGCGATAGAACTCTTCGTCGCCCGGCTCCCCGTTGATCCTGGCGTCGCATCCGGTCCCGGAGCCGACGAGCAGGGAGGCGGCCGCGGCCGCCTCTTCGATAGTCGC